TACCGAAAGGCCATGCTGTGAAGTTTAAGAAGCGAATCGTCGCAGACATCAGCCTTGCACCGTCCCCGAAGGACGATGACCTCGACGAGTACATCGCGCAGGAAATAGGAACGTCCGCAGCCAACGTCCTCAACGGCGTTGTCGAAGACATCCTAAGACCCGCAGCGAAGGTAGTCGTCGCTTCCATCGTCACGGTGACAGTTGTGAGCGCTGCCTGCAAGATCGCAGTCAAGACCACCAAGACCCGATAGAACTCAACAACCTAAACTCCCCAACAAGGAGTTTAGGTTTTCGCTTTGGAGGGACTGGTGATGGCACTTTTATTCGCCTTCATTGCCGGTACCATTTTCGGTGGTGGGTATGTATTCTTCTTCTTTTTCGCCAGCAAAATTATGATCAATATAATGGGGGCAGATTCGAAGGACGAAGACTAAAAAATCCCCGGATGGTATTTGGGTGAAGGGTCGCAGAAAATACATGGGTTATAATGAGACCCCTTACCGAAAGGTTGATCATGCCCAAGACCTCCAGCACCGAAACCGCTGTCGAGACCTCGGAGACCACTGACACCCCGGAGGTGACGCGCACCGCCAAGCTGAAGACCATCGCTACCAACCCGATGTTCCTCGCTACGGCCGTGACCGCCACCTTCGTCACCGTCGTGCTCGCCGTCAAGTCGCGCCAGAACTCGGAGGAGAACGAAGCGCTCTGATCTGATCCATCGGAAGCTCAAAGCCCACAGATCCTAACACGGTCTTTGGGTTTTCCTTTTAGCCCACCGTACAAGGAGTACGTAATGCGTAAGCGCATCATCGCTCTGATCATTGGGGGCGCCATTGCTGCACTGATCATCTTCGGAATCCGATTCTTCGACAGCTCTTCCGCTGCTGCGGTTCAGAAGGCTCCGACCGGCCCCGTCCATCTCTACGGTCAATGGCACCAGGTGCACAGTGGGATGCCCAACGTCAAGATGACCGCCACGATAACCGAGAACACGATCACGATCAACATGTCGATGGGTGACATCCAGGGTGTCTACTGGATCGGAACCTTCCCTGTCTTCGACAATGTTCCAAACTCGTTCGCCGTGACGTCTAGGGGTGACACGAACGCGATGTCGAGCGATATACTAGCGTCTCAGGACGCAACCAAGACTTTCACATACAAGGACGGCGAGCTCAGCTACCCCTTCTCCATTGAGGGTCTGAACACGACTGTCTATCTTTCGCAGGGAGCCTGACAATGAATTTCGGCGCCATGATCGCCAAGGCGCGCAAGGCTACTGCCGACAACACACCCATGATCCTGACCGCTGTCGGAGCGACGGGTCTGGTGACCACAGCGATTCTCACAGGACAGGCCACATTCAAGGCCGCCGAAGTCCTGAGGATCGAACAGGAGAAGCTCGACCTCGAGGATGAACCCGTCGAGTTGACTCCGAAGCAGAAGGTCGAACTGACCTGGCTTCTGTACGTTCCTGCAGTCGGAACCGGCATCACCACGTTCGCATGCATCATCGCCGCCAATCGCATCCACACGCGACGTGCTGCCGCTCTGGCTTCGGCCTATTCTCTATCCCAGGAAGCATTCCGGGAGTACAAGGACAAGGTCGTCACCAAACTGGGCGAGAAGAAGGAGCAGGCTGTTCGAGACGAGATCGCCCAGGATCGCGTCAACAAGAATCCCCCGGCCGAGATCATCGTCTTCGGTGGCGGGGAAGCGCTCTGCCTCGACATGCATTCTGGTCGATACTTCAACTCCACCTTGGAGGGTTTGAAGAAGGCGCAGAACGATATCAACTATCGGATCATCCACGATAGTTACGCATCACTCAGCGACCTCTGGGACCTAATCGGTCTCCCGAAGACAGCGGAATCCGATGAGATCGGTTGGAACACCGACACCGGGCTCGAGATCGAGTACTCCACGGCCATGACCCCCGACGGCCGTCCGTGCATCACGATCAATTTCCAGACAACTCCTGGACGGGGATACTTCTCCGTCTACAGTTGAAGAGAACTTTACCTCCGCTTCCAAAACACAATCTGAAAGAAACCCCTGAAAATGGCTACCGCCAACAGCAAGAACGTCGCCGCGGACACCGAGGTCGAGACCGCGGATCAGACGTCGATCCCCGAGCAGAAGAGCGCGAAGCACCGCGAGGCGGTCGTGCACGAGATCACCGAGGTCGGCGTCGAGAAGCCCTCGCTCAAGGACAAGACCCGCACCGCGCTCAAGAACCACAAGACGAAGATCATCGCCGGCGCCTCCAGCGTCGCGTTCATCGTCGTCGGGGTGGTCGTGGCACGCAAGCGTGCCGAGAACGGCCAGGCCGCGGACGAGACCGCCGAGGTCTAACAGCAATTTCACAGCGGGTGTCCGCTAAGGGCAGTATGGAGACTCCACAGATTTGTCCTCTCATCAAGGCGACGAATCTCAAAACCAATCCCCTGTCGCGGGGCCGTTATGGGTTCTCCATACTGCTCTTTGTGGGCACCCGCTGGATCATCCTCTAGATCTCCGATCGATTGGAGATTGATCGAAAGGAAAAAAAGAAATGCTCAAGAAGAATATAACCTTCATCGATTTCGATGGTAAAACCGTCACCAAGACGTTCTGGTTCCACCTGACCAAGGCCGAGATCACCGAGATGACTTTGCTCTTCCCGGGTGAGAGCTTGGCCCACCATCTCACCACAATCTCTCAAGCTCAGAACATCCCGATGCTCATCGCTGCCTTTAAGGACATCATCGCCCGTTCTGTCGGCGTGCGCACCGATGACGGACGCTTCATCAAGAACCAGGAGATCTCTGACGAGTTCATGTCTTCGGACGCATACTCCGAGCTCTTTATGTCCCTCATCCAGAACGAGGGAGAAGCGGCTGACTTCGTCAACGGGATCGTTCCGGCCAACCTTACTTCGCAGGCTGCGTCGAAGGAGTACACGAGGCAGGAACTCCTCGAGATGGACGACGCTCAGTTCGAGGCGATCGCCGGCACCGACGTGCGCCACATGACGAAGGAGCACATGCAGATCGCCATGCAGCGTAGGAACCAGCTCGTCTGATCAACATTTTGAGGGAATCGGCAAGGGGAATTGACAGATTTACAAGGGGTCTCTCATTTCTCTTATTCCGGATGCCGATTTTAAACGACAGCCGTGCAGACCCGGTGGTCACCCCCACCGAAAACCGGGGGAAGCTAAACACGTGCGCCCTCACCCATCGTCCGGAGAGATTCTGACTGTATTCGAGATCTGGCGCAATCGAGTATGGTAGCGCCCCTGAATCTCTCCGGACTTGATGTCCCTGCTGCCCAGAGGAAGGAATGATCATGCGACATCGCATCCAGTCCTGTAACTGAATGAATATGCACGGCCGGCTCGAACGTCCTGTCCACCATCTACGTCCTGGGTAGAATCGAGGCTGATTCCGATTCTCTTCAGGACAGCCAGGCAGAATCCGCTATAAGAGCAGGTTGAAATTCACGTAAACGGCGAATCGGATTAGCTTAAAAGCCGCCCTGCCGCCTGGTTTCCAATCCCCATGAAAGGAGGTAAATAAAACGGGAACATATTTCGATGCCGTTCTGAGCAAAGATATGCAGCCTTTGTTCAATGGAACACCGTTCGAAACTGTTCAGTGGTTGCTCGACCGTCGAGACGATCCCGAAATCGACCAAGTCTGCATCGGTAAGAACATGCAGCTATGCACGGTCGAAGACTATCTGAAGAGATTTCATCCCGATCAGCCCTACCCTGAGTGACCTCGCAGGAAAAACTGGGCCTATAATGAGACCCTAACTGAGAGGTGTACCCTTGAACCCCAAGCTTATGAAATTCATCGTCAAGAACGCCTTCGGCCTTGCCGTCACCACCGCGATCGGATACATGATCAAGATGGAACGCAAAGTCGAAGATCGAATCGACGATCATTTCGACGCCAAGTAACGAGTACAACCATTCGTACCAGCTCAAACTACTAGGCCATATTACATGGCCTTTTAGTTTTTCCCTCCCGAGGTAAATATGGACCCCTTTCCCAGTAACAGTCATCAGCCGAAGCCTGTTGTGGGCGAAAGGCCGGAGCGAACCCCCGTCTTGAAAGTCGTCGACGGTAATGTGGTGGTGCGGAAGAAGCCGCTCGGTACGCGTCTGATCCAGATGTTCTTCGGCGATGGTAAGAATGTCGTCGACAACGTCGTGAGTGACGTGCTCGTTCCGGCGCTCAAGGAGATGATCACCGAAGCAGTCAGCACGGGTATGGAGCGCATGGTCTTCGGTGAAAGAGGACACATCCGACGGCCACACAATCGCCCGAGCGCATTCGGCGGCGGTAGCTACACGAACTACACCCGCTATGCGACTCCGCCCAAGCGCGAAGAACGACCCACACGCCCTCGTTCGAGGTCCTCCCGAGACTTCGAAGACATCATCATTCCGACTCGTCGTGAAGCGGAAGTGGTCTTGCACGAGCTTCACAAGATCATGGACAAGTACGAACTCGTCAGCGTCCGGGATCTGTATGAGCTAGTCGGGGTGGAATTCCACAACACAGACGAGAAGTTCGGTTGGACGGATCTCGAAACCGCGGGGATCCGACGTGTGAGCAACGGTTACCTTCTCGTCATGCCCGAGATCGAACCTCTCGACTAGGAGACAAAGACCAAATGCGATCCGTGTTGGTGTGTGCAGCCGGCATCATCCTGGGCTACACCCTTCACTCGAAGAAGGACCAGTCCATCGACAGCATCGCGAACGGCATCGTCGACTTCATCGTGAAGAACCGCGAGTCGGTCCGGCGCCGCATTCAGTCCTCGAACTGACTCAACCAGAAGAATCAAGGAGTTTCCGATGGGCTTCACGGCCATCAAGAATAAGGTCACGTCCGGGGTGGGACGGCAGATCCTGGTCACGCGTAAGAACTCACCCACGCTGCTCTTCGGTGTCGGAGTTGTCGGTGTCGTCACCACCGTGGTCCTCGCAAGCCGGGCCACGCTCAAGATGGAGGAAGTCCTCGGCGAGGCCGAGAAGAACAAGCAGCAGATCGAGGACGCTCAGGCTCTGGACTCCGCCGAGTACACGGAGGAGGACGCCAAGAAGGACACTGCGCTCAACCGGGCCAAGACGGGCCTGAAGATCGCCAAGCTGTATGCCCCGGCATTCGTGTGTGGCGTGATCTCCGTCGCTGCGCTGAGCGGGTCGCACATCATCCTATCTCGCCGGAACGCGGCCATCACCGCGGCGTACGCGGCGCTCGACAAGGGTTTCCGCGAGTACCGTCAGCGAGTCATCAAGGAGTACGGGAACGAGAAGGACGAGGAGTTCCGTTTCGGTCTGGTCGACCGTGAGATCGCCGTCGACACGGATCACGGGACCGACGTCAAGACGGTGAAGGGTCTTCCGTCGAGCAAACTCGGCTCGGTCTACGCCCGGATCTTCGACGAGAGCAGTCGGCACTGGCAGCGCACGCCGATGTACAACCAGATGTTCCTGCAGTCCCAGCAAAACTATGCGAACGACAAGCTGAACGCCGACGGCTTCCTGTTCCTGAACGACGTCTACGAGATGCTCGGGCTCGAGAAGAGTCAGGCGGGGCAGGTCGTCGGTTGGGTCAAGGGCGCGCAGGGTGGCGACGGTTACGTCGACTTCGGCATCTTCCACGGCGACAGCTTCATGGCCATGCAGTTCGTGAATGGCAACGAGAGGTCGGTGGTGCTCGACTTCAATGTCGACGGGATCGTGTACGACCTGCTTCCTCGGAAGGTGTGATGCCATGAGGATCAAGTTCAAAACAACTCCAGCGTTGGTCCCCGTCGTGGTCGTGAGCTTCGCGACGGGGTACTTTCTCGGCCTGAAGCAGTTACAGGGCCACTACAACTACCTGATGGAGTCCAAGCTCGACGCTGCTGAGGCGGAATTCGAGAAGAAGCTCGAGACCGCCGGCGAACAAGCCGTGAAGGAATACGAGGAGTGGCTGACGCAAGCAGAACAAAAGGGGGTTGACGAACTCAGAGCTGCTGTGGAAGAAGTTGTCACTTCGTACCAACCGGACAACAACAATCCGACGCCGTTGGAGACGATCATCCCCTCCAAACCGTCAGTACCCGCGATCAACTACGCCGCGGTCTATCAGCTACCCGAACGCTCGATCCCGTCGACGCAGAGTGCAGACACGGTGGACACCACCCACAGCGTCACACATCACGCTAAGCCCGTGTTGATCACGGAGGAGCAATTCTTCGCCGATGAGCTGGGGCACGAGCAGGTACAACTGACATACTACGCCGGAGATCAAGTTCTCTCGAACATGGAGGACGAGGTGATCGAAGGCGACGAGCGCGATCGCTGGGTCGGCGATCTCTTGGGCCTGTTCGTCGCTGATGATGCGAACACGCTCTACGTTCGGAGTTTCGTGGCGGAGAAGGATTTCGAGATTTCTCGCTCCGCCGGATCATATGCACATGAAGTCTTGGGGCTGGGTGATGGACAGTAATCAGCCCCTTGACGAGTCATACTTTGTATGGCTGTACAGTCAAGTAGCTGATCCCGAGATCACAGATCCTTCCCTGACGTATTGGAAGCTGCTCAAACACCTCTTCACAAAAGAGTTCGTGTGGCGTATTCCAAACGACGAGAACCGTGCGGAGGATGGGAAGGCTCTGCGATCTGAGTTCATCCAGGATTTGTCGATAGATGACATCGATCAGGACTGGATGGACATGGGCTGTTCGATGCTGGAACTGATGATCGGGCTCGGGCGCCGTCTTGCCTTCGAAGACGATAGTGAGCCGCATTATTGGTTTTGGCGTCTCGTTCAGAATCTCAAGCTGGATAGATATCGCGATGATGTCCGTCTGCTCAAAAAGCCTGTGGACACCATCTTGGAGCGAGTGATATTCCGTAAGTACGAATCAGACGGAAAAGGTGGGTTCTTCCCGCTCAAAAACCCGGACGAGGATCAGCGAAATGTAGAGCTCTGGTACCAGCTTAGCGCCTACGTACTGGAACAGAGCTAGCGAAAGGAGGGTAGATGGATTTCTTTAAAATCCGCACGGAAGAGAAGCGGGGTGGCGTGCTCAGCGTATTCCCCGATTTCACCGTCTGCAGATCCCAGGATCTCATGATTCGCGCTCAATCGTTCTACGGAATATGGGACGAGGAAGCTGGTCTCTGGTCTACGGATGAATACCGCGTGGTAGATCTCGTTGACAAGGCTCTAAACGAGCACGCGGACAAGCTCAGAGCCGACGGAATTTCGTGTACGGTTAAGATCCTTGGCTCATTTACCACCAACACTTGGAAGCAGTTCAAAACGTTCATGAAAAACGTCAGCGACAACTCGCACGAGCTTGACGCGAAGCTGGCGTTTGCAAACACAGAAGTCAAGAAGACGGATTATATCAGCCGTCGACTTCCATATTCTCTTGCTCCCGGCCCTCATCCTGCATGGGATGAGATCACATCTACCCTGTACGATGCCGAGGAGCGAGCGAAGATTGAATGGGCTATCGGGGCCGTGGTTTCTGGGGACTCCAAAAAAATCCAAAAGTTCCTGGTCTTCTACGGCCCCGGTGGTACCGGTAAATCGACAATCCTCAACATCGTGCAGAAACTCTTCGAGGGGTACTGCACCACATTCGAGGCTAAGGCTCTCGTCGGAAACAACAACTCCTTCGCGACCGAGGCGTTCAAGAGCAATCCACTCGTCGCAATCCAGCACGACGGCGATCTGTCTCGCATCGAGGACAACAGCAAACTGAATTCGATCGTGTCCCACGAGGACATGACTATCAACGAGAAGTACAAGCCGGGCTACACATCACGGATCAACGCATTTCTCTTCATGGGCACCAACAAGCCGGTGAAGATCACCGACGCCAAGTCCGGTCTCATCCGACGTCTGATCGACGTCAAGCCGACCGGCAAGCGACTGGAGGCGAATCACTACTTCTCGCTGATGTCGCAGATCGACTTCGAGCTGGGCGCTATCGCGCATCACTGCCTCGAGGTCTACCGGGAGATGGGCAAAAACTACTACAATACTTATCGCCCACTCGACATGATGTTGCAGACAGATGTGTTCTTCAACTTCATCGAGGCGTACTACGACATCTTCAAGGCACAGGACGGTGCGACGCTCAAGCAGGCGTGGGAGCTCTACAAGGAATACTGCGCCGAGGCTTCTCTCGAGTTCAAACTGCCTCAGTACAAGTTCCGCGAAGAGCTCAAGAACTATTTCAACGAATTCTTGGATCGCTCTGTAGTGGACGGAGTCTCGGTTCGAAGCTATTACAAGGGCTTCGTCGCTCAACCGTTCAAGGTCCCATTGGAGCAGGATTCCAAGACTTTCTCCCTGGTCTTGGATGAAACCACATCCATCCTGGACCAGATGTGCGCAGACTTGCCAGCTCAATATGGCAAGGAAGACGAAACCCCTGAGAAGTACTGGGATCGCGAAGAACGTCCGATCAACGGCGTTATGCAGAAACCTCGCCCAGATCAGGTCTGTACGACAATCCTGAGCGACTTGGATACCTCTCGTGTCCATTTCGTTAAGCTGCCTGAGAACCATATCGTCATCGATTTCGATTTGAAGAACGAGCATGGACACAAGGTACTCGAACGAAATCTTGAGGCGGCAAGTGCTTGGCCCGCCACCTACGCCGAACTCAGTAAGTCTGGGGGCGGTGTTCATCTCCACTATATTTACGATGGAGAACCGGCCGATCTCGCTAAAGAGTATTCTCCTGGAATCGAGATCAAAGTCTTCACTGGAAACAGCTCTCTCCGACGAAGGCTGAGTAAGTGCAATAACGTGGCAGTCGCCACGATAAGCAGTGGGCTCCCTTTCAAGGAGAGAAAGCCGATGATCGAGCCCAAGGTACTTCAAAGCGAGAAGGGCCTTCGGGAACTGATCGCCAGAAACCTGAGGAAGGAGATCCACCCCGGTACCAAACCGTCGATCGACTTCATCTGGAAGATCCTCGAGGACGCGAACGAGTCGGGCATGGTCTATGACGTTACGGACCTTCGCCCGAAAATTATGGCTTTTGCTAATAACAGCAGCAACCATGCGCTCGTCTGCCTCAAGACGGTCCAGAGGATGAAGTTCAAATCGGACGTCACAGTGGAAGACACGCCCACCACGCCGCGCAAGGATGACCCGATCATCTTCTTCGACATCGAGGTGTTCCCCAACCTCTTCGTCGTGTGCTGGAAGTACGAGAAGGACGACATCGTCATCCGGATGATCAACCCGAGCCCCAAGGAAATCGAAGGGCTCATGCAGTTCAAGCTGGTCGGCTTCAACAATCGGAGGTATGACAACCATATCCTCTGGGCGGCCTTCATGGGCTACAACAACCAACAGCTCTATGAGCTCTCGAAGAAGATCATCAGCGGCAATCAGGGTGCGATGTTCGGCGAGGCCTACAGCCTGTCGTACACCGACATCTACGATTTCACTTCGAAGAAGCAGAGTTTGAAGAAGTACGAAATCGAACTGGGCCTCCACCACATGGAGCTCGATATGCCGTGGGATGAGCCGGTTCCCGAAGAGTTCTGGCCCAAGGTTGTCGAGTACTGCGTCAACGACGTCATCGCCACCGAGGCTACATTCGATGCGCGGCGGCAGGATTTCGTGGCTCGGCAGATTCTGGCGGAGCTGAGTGGACTGACTGTCAACGACACCACGCAGAAGCACACTGCGAGGATCGTGTTTGGCAAGGATCGGAATCCGCAGGAGCGGTTCGTCTATACCGATCTGAACCAGGAATTCCCGGGGTATGTATATGACTTCGGAAAGAGCACATATCGGGGCGAAGAGGTCGGGGAAGGAGGATATGTTTATGCAGAGCCAGGGATGTACACTGATGTGGCGGTTCTGGATGTGGCTTCAATGCATCCGACTTCGATTCGTGTATTGGATGTGTTTGGTCCTTACACGAAGAATTTCAATGCTCTCACGGACGTGCGTCTCGCGATCAAGCGCAAGGATTACGATACAGCGCGATCCATGCTGGGAGGCGCCCTCGAGCCTTATCTTGGAACGCCTGAGGCTGCAGCAGAACTATCTCTCGCGCTCAAATTGGCGATCAACATCGTCTACGGTCTGACTTCGGCCAGCTTCGACAACCCGTTTCGTGATCCTCGGAACAAGGATAACATCGTCGCCAAGCGCGGTGCTCTGTTCATGATCGACCTGAAGCACGCAGTGCAGGAGCGCGGGTTCCAGGTGGTCCACATCAAGACGGACTCGATCAAGATCCCCAATGCCACACCGGAGATCATCGATTTCATCACGGAGTTCGGTAAGCGGTACGGCTACGACTTCGAGCACGAGAAGACCTATGACAAGTTCTGCCTCGTGAACGAAGCGGTCTACATCGCTCGTGCTGGATCCAAATGGGATGCCGTCGGTGCTCAATTCCAGCACCCGGTGGTCTTCAAGGCACTGTTCAGCGAGGAGCCGATCACCTTCGCAGATTTGTGCGAGACCAAGCAGGTCAAGGCACCTTCGGCCATGTACCTCGACTTCAATGAATCCGAGGCAACGCCGGCCACACCCTACAAGGGCATGCACTTTGTGGGACGTACAGGCTTGTTCGTGCCGGTCCTCAAGTCGACCGGTGGTGCCAAGCTCGTTGTGGTTCGGGACGAAAAGCCGTATGCCGTCAGCGGAACCAAGGGTTATCTATGGCTCGAAGCCGATATGGTCAAAGCACTCCACATCGAGGTGTCCGACGAACTCACGTTTCAGGACATGGTCTTCTCGGTGAATGGTGACGGTCTGCTTACGGATATCGTGGATCTCAGCTACTACGAAGTCTTGGTGGACGAGGCGATGAAGACTATCGAGAAGTTCGGGAATTTCGCCGACTTCGTCAAGTAGAAAAAAAGGGTGGAAATGCCTGGAGACACCGTGATACTCCGAGCCACCGAGTACGCTTGGTGGTTCGTCAAGCTCCATAAGACGTCTGAGTGCACCGCGACCAGACTCGAATGGTTCGATTTCTTGAACCAGTTGTCGACGCGAAACAAGGTCCGAGCCCTCGTGACGTACCTGAACATCGTGAACAAGTAGGAGGTGTGATGCTCGACAAGGAAGAGATCGACAAGCGTTTCCCGATCTTCGGCCAGGAGTTCGAGTTCAACGAGGATACGAACCCGGGCAAGATGACGCACGACGTGACGTGCCAGCTGCGGTTCACGGCCGAACTCCTGAACAAGGTGTTGCCGGAGGGTCTCGGCAAGGGGCAGGCTCTCCTGTACGTCGAGGAGGTCGAGCTCTGGGCACTCAAGGCGATCGACGATTACCGGCGAAGCAAGAACGACGGGCACTTCGAGAACTACGAGGGATGCACGTGCTCGGCCTGCCGGATCCGGAAGAACACGCAACACGAGCTGCGCGATGAATCGGCGTAGAGTTCCACTCATCGTCTACGTTGCCGGTGCCAGAACTCAGATCGGCGAAGCCACCATCGAGCAGCCGTCGGACGATCCGAAATGTGACGTGGCGGTCGTCATCGAGCTCGACAAGGACACTCCTCTCCGCGATCAGTTGATCGGCATCCTCCGTCGTCACAACCCGTAGGAGAACCGTGAGGTTCATGTCTCTACTCGGTGCGCTCATCTGGCACCGCATACGCATCACCAAGCTGTACAAGCATTTCTCGAAGTAACCACAGACCGGGGAGGTGGGCGTCTGCCGCACTCAGGCGTTCATCTCCCCATTCGGGGGTATAACGTGCTTAATCTGAAGGATCGAAAATTCCTATGGGGCGCGTTTCTGCTGTTCTGTTACAGAATTGGCGCTAGTAAGACATACGATAGTTGTTTCATGGAGGGGGAAACCGACGTGGTGTTGGGGAGTTGGATTACTGAAGACCACGATGCCGAAAGGGCACGAAGGAGAGAGATCATGCAGATGCGAGATCGTCCGAACGGAAACGACACCACGGCGATCCTGCCCGTTGTCGGCAAGGAATTCGAGGACGAGGTTCTGTCGGGCGACAACCAGATGGACTACATACGCCTCGGCAAGGAGCTCGTCAGAACCTGGTACGACACACAGTGGAGCTTCAACACCAATGGCGCCGAGCTGCCGGCATACGAGGTCTACTGCGTGTGGTTCAGCAAGACCCTGAAGAACTGGAAGGGTCTCTTCGCGACGACGCGACCGGACAACATCTACATCGAGATCACCCACAACGGCGAGAAGGGCGAGACTTACATCGACGCCTATCGCAAGATCGACAACGTCTGTGTTCCTGACAGCACGCTGCGGAACGGTACGTACGCCTAGGAGACGTTCTCAATCTCTACGAAGAAGGAAAACGATGGTTAATAACGGCTACGAGGACCGTAGCGAGATGTTCGAGGAAGCGCGGATCGTCTTCCGCAACTTCGAAGGTAAGGAAGGCCCGATGAACACCGCGGGCAATCGGAACTTCTGCGTCGTGCTGACCGCGGAGCAGGCCGACGACCTCGAGCGCAAGGGATACAACGTCAAGCGCAAGCCGCCGCGTGAGGACGGAGATGAGGAATTCCGTTTCCTCAAGGTAAAGGTCAGCTTCAAGGGTCGGCCACCGCGCATCGTCATGCTCACGAGCCGCGGACGTACGACTCTGGACGAGGATCTGTGCCAGATGCTCGACGTGGCCGAGATCGAGTCCAGCGACCTGATCATCCAGCCGTACAAGTACACGGTCAACGGCAAAACCGGCATAAGCGCGTACCTCAAGTCGATCTACGTCACGATCCACGAGGACGCGCTGGAACTGAAGTACGCGAACGTTCGCGAGATCGGTGGGCGGTCCGACTTTCCCGAGGAGCCGGACGAAGATCTCGACGAGATCGACTACTGATGTCTGACTTGGAGGTCGTTTTCTCGGTAGTGATCGGCTGTGTCGTCTACGACTTCAGTAAGTGGGTGTGGAAGCGTCGGGAATGGATCGTCGCCCGTTACTACGAAATCGTCTGCGTGATTTTAGAGGACGTCGAGTGGGTGTGGAAGAAGATAAGAAAGAAATAGATCTCGACATTGTTGCCATCATCCATTGGCAGCAAGTACGCTGTAGCGAGCTCATCTGCAAGGCGATGCTCGAGGGCGAAAACGTGACCGATTCCGAAGTCATCAAAAAGATTTGGAACGTCGTGGCTGAGGAAACCAAGAAGTTGTACGGAATCTAAGGAGAAAAAGGATGTTGTTCATAATCATGGGGGCCATGGACAGCATCCTGGCTCTCCTGATCGCCGCCATCTGCATCGCGGAGAACAAGAAGCTCGAGTACAAGTTCAAGGTCTGGATGGGTGAGATCGAGCCGACCGTCACGAAGATCAGCCGTACCAAGGCCTGGTCGTCGTGGTTGAAGGAGAAGTACTTCGACTGGCTCGAACGACGGGCTGAGGCCAAGAAGATCAAGAATCCCGCATGGACCGGGGCACGACACGCTCTGCGTTACTAGGAGGGTACGCATGGATGAAGAAGACATCAATTTCATTCTTGGCGAAGGCGCTGTAGAAACATACCAGGTTCCTCGCGACGACATGGAATCGATCGCGAACTGGTGTGGCGGAACGATTTGTGAGACGGACGGTGTAACCCCTGGTGGGCTGGTCATCCCACAAAGCAGGTGTTTCTACATCAAGATCAACAAGGACACTCTGGCTTTCGAAACCGACTGGATCGTCAAGCGTAATGGCGAATTCAGAGTGTTCAAGGACGGCGCCTATCGAGAGATTCAGCGAATTGGTGCAAACCGTCTTGAGCGGTTCGACAGGATCCAGGCTTTGGTGGTTGAAGCCATGATGTCGGTGTTGACCGGAGAAGTCATCAAGGATTTCGATATCATAGCTGATGCTGCCGAACACACGACTCGTAAGATCATAGAGTCACTCTGGTGAGTAGTGTATCCACACCGTATCTTCGACGAAACTACGGATGCGAAGCTGTTCAGGTAAGCGAGAAGAACCTATATAAAGTCGCTGCCTGGTGTGGTGGGCGAGTCAAGCGTGCGCGGATCGACGGCGTAGATCGACTGTACATCGAAGTACCGGTTGCCTTGCGCACTGGCGGTACGACAGCAAAACGTGCGTATGTCGGGGAATGGGTAATACTCGATCCGGACGGCTTCAAGGTTTACGACAACAAGGAATTCAACACCATATTCAAACCATGGCCTGAGAAATTCTGAGGTTGATTGTGTGTTCCCAGTGGGATTTGGGGCGTGGGGCAAGGGAGTATCTGCGCCCCTATCCTACTGGCTCTCTGTTCGCTAGAGATTGGAACATCATGGATACAACACCGATATTCGACAAACTTGTCGAGGAGTATGAGAAAAGCGGAGAGAACAAGTACTACCAGGACCTCCTGATCGGTCCTACGAGGTTCGTATGGGGGCTGGTGGCATGTATACCCTTGAAGGACGTGCAGCCGCTCAAGAACGGCGACACCGGCCGTGGCTGGACGCTTTACTTCGGAGAGGACGGCGATGGTGAGGAGGAGGTACTACAACATGATTCCGGTACAGAACGAGCCGAAGTCGAGACAGAATCCGGATTTGATAATCCTGAGACTGCAGAGCAAGGCGACACCGGAGAGTGTGAGGAAGATTCAGGGAGTGGCGATGTCACTGGGCATCCTGAAGGGGGTTCCGGTGGCTCTGGAGATACCTCGGAGGACTCTGTTGAAGGTTCGTCTGATGGAGCTCCTACGGCGCCTGACAGCCCTGTAAGGGACCTCAGCGACGCAACCACACCTGTACCACCTAGGAGTGGTGTCAGGCCTCTCAGAAGGCTTCCTCGCCGTGTCCCCGGCGAAAGCCTCAGCAAGATACAAAACTTCATAGAGACCTTACTCGACTCACTCAAGACTGCGTTCACTCACCCCACGGGTGACGCAGCCTAACAACTGGAGAAGTCATGGTAGTGGACCTGTACCCACACCAGAGGACAGCAGTAGACCGCCTAAGCAACGGGAAAATTCTCTGGGGCGGGGTCGGGACTGGCAAGTCGCTCACGGCAGCAGCCTATTATATGGAGAAGGAAGCGCCGAAGGACGTCTATGTCATTACCACCGCCAAGAAGCGCGATTCCCTTGATTGGGAGCGAGAGTTCGTCAAATACGGCGTGTACAAAAGCAAAGACGCGACCGTGGCTGGCGTTCTAAGGGTGGATTCTTGGAACAACATAGCGAAGTACAAGAACGTCAAGGGCGCGTTCTTCATCTTCGACGAGCAACGCCTTGTAGGTAGTGGCGCATGGGTGAGAAGCTTCGAATTCATCGCCAAGCGCAATAACTGGATTCTTGTCAGTGCAACACCTGGTGACACCTGGATGGATTACGTCCCGGTCTTCATCGCGAATGGCTTCTATCAAAATAGAACGGAGTTCAAGCGCGATCACGTAGTCTACAACACGTATACAAAATTTCCGAAGATCGACCGCTACACGAACGTCGGAAAACTCGTGCGATTACGGAATCAGTTGTTGGTACACATGCCCTATGAGCGTCACACGATCCGTCATACTAAGACGCTTCACGTCGATCACGACAGCACCTTACGCGACCGGGTGTTCAAGGATCGATGGCACGTCTATGAGGATCGACCGATCAGAAACGTTTCAGAGTTGTTCTACGTAGCACGCAAAGTAGTTAATTCGGACCCGTCGCGCCTCGAGATGGTTCGGAATTTGATGGTTAAACATCCGCGGTTGATCGTGTTCTACAACTTCGATTATGAGCTGAAAGCTTTGCGACAGCTCGCCGAAGAAGTAACGATTGCGGAGTGGAACGGTCACAAACACGAGGAAATCCCAGAGACCGATCGGTGGCTGTACCTGGTTCAGTACGTCGCCGGATCGGAGGGATGGAACTGTACGAGCACTAATGCGGAGGTTTTCTACTCGCTGACATATTCGTACAAAAACTGGCATCAGGCATTCGGACGGATTGATCGACTAAACACCCCATTCTGGGATCTTTACTACTACGTTTTACTCTCGGATTCGGCGATCGATCAAGCTGTGATGAAGTGCCTTCGGGGGAAAAAGAGCTTCAACGAAGCCGAATTTCTTCGTTCGAGGACTGTCAAATCCTCTGTCAAATCTGAAACGGATCTGACAGCGGGTGTCTGATCTAGGTGTTATGTCCGAGTCGTTCATGATCATATGTCAAATATTTGACAAGCGATCATGGATTTGACAACGGATTTGACAACGATGATCTTGTGAAAAACAGCTGATCGCAGCCTCGACTCCGTAATTATGTCCGTTTTGTCGCCCCGATCTTGTCAAATGTCAAATCTTTTTGAAAAATAACCCTTTCACGGAAGTTCCAATATCTATAGATATTAGGATTGCAATAATAAAAAGTTTTTGGTTTCAGATTTGACATTTGACAAGGGGAGTCGTTCTGTCCTAATCCGATCAGCGGCGTCCTTTGTGCACCAGTTGTATAGCTTCCTTGCATCAAGGAAAGCGAGCGAAACCTTAATGCCAACTGAGTGGCGCCCGATACCGTCCTTCCCGGGTTACTCCGTCAGCGAAACCGGTTACGTCCGAAACGACGAGACTGGCCGAGTGCTGACGCTGTTGGTTAACCAGTCCGGAGTAGTCAATGTCGGACTGACCAAGAAGTGCAAGCAGTACAAGCGATCGGTGGCTCTTCTGGTCGCTAATGCATTCCTCGAGTTTCGCATCCACGATTCGTTCGATACACCGATAAACCTCAACGGTGATCGGCTCAACAACAACGTCTGGAATCTCGCTTGGCGCCCGAGATGGTTCGCGACCAAGTACTTCCGCCAATTCGATGAACCTTCACTGGCAGTAGAACGCCCAGTCCAAGAGATGGAAACAGGTAAGAAGTTTTACAGTCATTGGGAGGCAGCCTTCAAGTACGGGTTGCTTGCCACGTCCGTGTTGATTGCGGCGATGGAACAAACCGAGGTCTGGCCGACTAAGCAACACTTTCGGCTGATCGACGGTTACACAGATATTAGGTCGCGTCGCAATCGCAGCATATGATAGAAGGTGTAGGATACGCTTTTTGCATACCACAGCGAAGGCAGTACATTCATGTTAGAAAGAGACTTTCAGCCGAAGCTGATTAAGCGTCTTCGCGAGATGTTCCCTGAGTGTGTCATCCTGAAGAACGACCCCAACTACATGCAAGGCATTCTGGACCTCGTGATATTCTGGGGACCGTGTTGGGCCATGCTAGAGGTCAAGAAGGACGCCAAAGCTTCAAAGCGCCCGAACCAGGATTACTACATCGAACAACTTAATGAGATGTCCTTCGCCGCGCTTATCTACCCTTCTAATGCGGAGGAAGTTCTGAGTGCTCTTCAACAGGCATTCGAATCTTGCCGGAACTCATGCGTTCCTCGGCGCCAGTAACTATCACTGGATCAATTACACAGACGACAAGCTCGAGCATGCCTTCAGGACGTCACAGGCGGCCCGTAGAGGCGTCGAGATGCATCAACTGGCCTACGACCTTATCAGGCTCGGTGTGAAGCTCCCTGACGCTCCTGTGACGATTAACCTGTACGTGAACGATGCTATCGGTTTCAAGATGGTTCCTGAACAAATTCTGTTCTACTCGCCGAACTGTTATGGAACTGCAGACACGATCTCGTTCCGAAAGGGTAAGCTCCGGATTCACGATCTCAAGAACGGTGTAACTAGATCCTCTGAGCATCAACTCGAGGTTTACGCAGCACTCTTCTGCCTTGAGTACCTCGTTAAGCCACACGAGATCGAAACGGAACTTCGAATCTACCAGAACGATGAAGTTCGAATCTACGAAGCCGATCCCGATGTCATCGTTCACATCATGGACAAGATAATCACCTTCGACAAGCGAATCGAAGCGTGGAAGCAAGACGAGCTAGTCTAGGGGGAGGTGTCGTCCGTGGAATTCGATGAGCAAGAATGGTTGGCTCACTACGGTATTCTTCGTAGATCGGGTCGATACCCGTGGGGATCCGGCAAGACACAGGAAGAGCGGAATCGCACTTTCCTGGGAGTGGTGGACGATCTTCGTAAGCAGGGACTCAGCGAAACCGAAATTGCTAAAGGTTTCAATCTCACCACAACGGAACTTCGCGCTGCCAGATCGATCGCTAAGAATGCTGAGAAGCAGGCTCAGATCAACATGGCTCAACGCCTAAAGGACAAGGGATACTCAAACGTAGCCATCGGCAAGCGTATGGGGTTGAACGAGTCTTCGGTACGTGCGCTGTTGGCTCCAGGTGAGAAAGATAAGGCCGATATCCTCGAGGCTACGTCGAATATGCTCAAAGAGCAGGTAGCTGAAAAGGGCTACATCGACATCGGAAGCGGCGTCGAGCATCACTTGGCAATCAGTTCCACTAAGTTGAGCACGGCTGTGGCTCGGCTGCAAGAAGAGGGCTACACAGTTCACTATGTTCACGTTGAACAGTTGGGGACTGGAAAGAAGACCACCATCAAGGTCTTGGCTGCACCCGATACCCCGTACTCCGAAGTTTATCGGAATCGTGGGAACATCAAACAGATCACGAACTACTCCGAAGATGGCGGGCGATCCTACGATCGTATTATGCCGCCCCTCTCGATCGATTCTAAGCGCGTTTCGGTGCGTTATGCAGAAGAGGGGGGCGCAGACGCCGACGGAGTCATCTACGTTCGTCCTGGAGTCAAGGACGTATCGTTGGGTGGTGCAAGGTATGCCCAAGTTCGTGTAGCTGTTGACGGAACGCACTACCTCAAGGGTATGGCCATGTACAAAGATGGTCTGCCCGCTGGTACCGACATCATGTTCAACACGAACAAGAAGTCAACCGGAAACAAACTCGACGCCATGAAGCCAATGAAAGACGATCCAGACACTCCATTTGGAGCTGTGATCAAACGGCAGATTGGCGAAATCGGTAGTGATGGGAAGAAGAAGCTCACCTCAGTCATGAACCTCGTCAACGAGGAAGGTGATTGGGAAAAGTGGTCGAAGACGTTGTCTTCTCAGATGCTATCTAAGCAGAGTCCTAAGCTCGCTCAGAAGCAACTTGAAATGGCTGCTGAGCGGAAGATGCGAGAGTTCGACGAAATCAAAGCTCTCGACAACCCCGCCGTCAGAAAGAAGCTTCTTGATTCCTTTGCTGATGACGCTGATTCTTCGGCTGTTCATCTGAAGGCTGCAGCTTTGCCACGTCAAGGCTCACACGTCATACTACCGGTTAACACGATGAAAGAAACGGAAGTATACGCACCGAACTTCCGTAATGGCGAAAGGGTTGTTCTCGTTCGCTATCCACACGGCGGTATCTTCGAGATTCCAGAACTCACGGTCAACAACAACCATCCGGATGCGAAGAAGCTGATTGGAACTAATGCCAAAGATGCGATTGGTATCCACAGTAAGGTTGCTGCTCGCTTGTCTGGTGCAGACTTCGACGGTGACACGGTTCTGGTAATCCCGAACAACAACCGATCAATCAAGACAGCACCCGCACTCGAAGGTCTTAAGGGTTTCGATCCTCAGCGTGCTTATCCTGGCTATGAAGGTATGACCAAGATGAGTGCCAGAACCAAACAAGTCGAGATGGGTATAGTTTCGAATCTCATCACCGACATGACGATTCGTGGAGCTTCCGCATCCGAGCTAGCTGCAGCAGTTCGACACTCCATGGTTGTGATCGATGCTGAGAAACACGGTCTCGATTGGAAACGATCGGCGATCGACAATGGCATCCCCAAGCTCAAAGAGAAGTATCAAGGTAGGAAGAACGCTGGCGCATCGACTCTCATCTCGAGAGCTGGTGCAGAAGTGCATGTTCCTGAAAGAAAGCCTCGTCCTGTATCCGAGGGCGGACCGATCGACAAGAAGACCGGCGAGAAAGTATTCGTTCCCACCGGCGCGACATTCACCAACCGCTATGGCAAAGAAGTTCCTCGCACATTCAAGTCAAAGCGTTTGGCCGAAACCAACAACGCACATACCTTGTCGTCTGGAACACCTATCGAGAAGATCTACGCGGATCACTCGAATACGCTGAAAGGTCTGGCAAACAAAGCCAGGCTTGAAGCCAGCAACATCAAGCCTATCTCGTATTCGCCTGAAGCGAAAGCCAAGTACGCAGATCAAGTCAAGTCCCTCGAAGCCAAGCTTAATCTGGCATTGAGGAACAGTCCGTTGGAACGTCAGGCGCAGATCATAGCGAACACTGTGATTAGGCAGAAAATTCAAGCCAACCCAGATCTGGAACCGTCGGACATCAAGAAGCTCAAAGCACAGGCCCTAACTGAAGCCCGTCTTCGTACCGGGGCTAAGAAGACCCGTATCGAAATCACGGACGATGAATGGGCCGCCATTCAGGCCGGCGCTATCACTAACCACAAGTTGACGCAGATCTTGAACAACGCAGACCTCGATGCCATTAAGCAACTGGCAACACCGAAGTCTCGTCAGAAGTTGGATGTCAACGGAATGCGCCGTGCCATCACAATGCTTCAGAACGGTTACACTCAAGCACAGGTCGCCGAACAGCTTGGCGTTTCTGTCACGACCCTGAAACGTAGTCTTACTGAAGGTGATGCATGACAGATGAACACATGCTTACCACAGTGGACAACCCATTCGATCCAGTGACTCAATACAATGAGTGGAACATCTGGGATCAAGCAGCTGGCTACAATACGCTGGCGTATCTGGGTCGTGTGGTAAGAACATCAGACGAACTGTCCGAAGCAGATCAGAGTCTTGCATACGAACAGGCTATGCAAGACATTGTGGATGAGAACGGTGGACTTTACAAGATGGTTGTCGTTCCATCCGTAGTAGTAAACGAGCCAGTCTGATTGAACGCACTACCACACCATGCCGCTTGCCAGTAGGCAGTCAGTCGATTGACAGATCAGGTGTTGGTCTGTCGGTTGGCTGATTGTCTGCTTGGCAATCGACATACTTTTACTTTCCTTGTCCTAACATAATGACTCGTCGCGCCACGGGTCCTCCACGAGTCCCTTGAGACCGGGGGAGGGGTGTCGCAAATTAGACCCCCCGCCTGCAT